CGGTTTCATGAAAGCCGCAAGTTCTACCGATTGGTATCAGGCCCCGTCGGTTCTGGCAAGACCGCCGCGGCGGGCTGCATGGAGATGATCTACGGCCTGCTGGCGCAGATCCCGATGCCGGACGGGGTCAGGCGGGCGCGCTTCGGCGTGTTGCGTGATACCTACCGCAACATGTACGCCCAGTTCCTGCCGAGCTGGTGGGAATGGTTTCCCAAGGAAATCGGCAAGTTCGTCGGCTCGGATGACCGGCCGTTCGTGCACAATATCCGCTTCGAGCACGCGCCGCTGTTCAACAGCCATGGCCAGGTCGTCGGCTATGGGCCGTGCGAGCTGACGGTCGAGGGGCGGGCGCTGGGCACCAATTCGGTCGAGGGGGTGTGCCGCGGCTGGAACCTGACCGGCTGTTTCGGCGACGAATTCGACCTCCTGCCCGAGGAGGCGTACAGCTACCTGGCCGGGCGGGTGAAACGCTGGCCGCGCAAGCCCTACCGGGTGTCGCGCGGCGTCTGGGGCGTGTTCAACAAAACCGACGTCGACCACTGGATCTACAAGCGCTGCGTCGAGGATTACGACCCGGACGATCCGAACCGCAGCCTGGACTATTTCGACCAGCCGCCCGGCCTGCTGCCCGGCACCCTGCTGACCAATCCCGCGGCGGAAAACCTCGAATGGCTCGACGACGATTACTACCAGGTCCAGGTGGCCGGGAACAAGAAATGGTACGTCAAGCGGATGGTGCGCAACGAGTGGGGCGCATCGGTGGCCGGCAACGCCATCTATGAGGACTTCGACGAGGACCGGCATTACCTGCCGGCGGAGATCGAGCCGCCGCCGGGCGCGCGTCTGGTGCTGGGCTTCGATGGCGGCGGGACGCCCGCGATCGTCGTCATGGGCCGCCTGCCGAACGGCCGGCGCATCGTCTATGCCGAAATGGTCATTTTCGACGCCGACGACGCCAAGAAGGAAACCTTGAAGTCCGGTGTCGGCAGTCGCCGCCTGATCGAGGCGGCGCGGGCGCTGCTGTGGCCGCGCTTCCGGCACTGCCATATCGAAATCTGTTACGGCGACCCGGCGGCCTGGTACGGCGCCGACCGGGAGATGGGCGAATACTCCGTCGTCGAGACCCTGGGGCAGCAGCTTGAAATCGCCGTCACGCCGGCGCCGTCCAACGAAATCCGGCTGCGGCTCGACGCCGTCGAGGATCTTCTGGCTGATGGGCCCGACGGCCAGCCGATGATCGTTTTCAACCCGTCGTGCCGGTGGCTGAAGCGCGGTTTCACCAGAGACTACAAGTGGACGGTCATCGATCCGAAGGAACCGTCGAAGCCGGTCAAACCGCAAAAGACCAAGACGTCGCATATCCACGACGCCCTGCAATATGCCTGCCTGGGCGACGTCGGGCGGGCGGGCGTGCTGAGCGGCGGCAAGCACGATCGCCATGCGCGCGACCTGAGCCACCTGGGCCACAACGGCGGGCCACCGCTCGACGGCTGGGGCGGCCTGGGCGGCGCGCAGTATCACCTGGAAAACGGCATCCTGCGGCCGGGTTCCGGCGCGCGGGGCAATGCGTACTCGAGCGACTTCAATGTTTTCGGTGACTGAAGCCAGTGCCTTCGACGTCGCCGAGCTGCTTGGCGATGCCGGTCAGGCGCAGCGCGTCGGCCGGACGGCATTCGGGCGATATGCCCGCCAGGTCGCCGGCGGGGCCAGCTGCACGATCCGGGATGAGGCCGGCCAGTTGGTGGCGATGGCTGGGCTGTGGGCCGAGGCGGGCTTTGCCGAAGCCTGGTTCGGCGTGGGGCCCGGCGCCCGCGGCCACCTGGTGCGCCTGGTTCGGCTACTTGGCCGCCTGATGGTGATGACGCTGCGCGACGCCGGCGTGCACGAAGTCCGGGCCTTTATCCATCCGGACAGCGTTGCGGGCGCCCGCCTGGCGGCAAGGCTGGGGTTCTCGCATCACGGTACCGCCTCGTGCCCCCTTGGGGATCAGGCGGTCTTCGTCCGGAGGATCCCATGAACTCGGTCCGGCAATTGTTCGGCATTCCGTCCAAGGCCCAGAAGCTGGAGGCGCAGGCCGCCCAGGACGCCCAGGTGAGGGCGCAGCGCAATGCCGAGGAACAGGCGGCGGTGGATACGGCCAGCGCCCAGACTTCGGGCGCGCGGCTGCGTCTGGGTGGCCGCCGGTCGCTGGCCTTCGCCGGCCGCGACTATTCCGGCGCCCTGTCTCCGACGCTCGGGGGCTAAATGGCCGCCTGGACCGACAAGGAGATCTGCGAGGCCGCCGACGCGGCCGAAGAGAAGCGCAAGGCGATCCAGCCGGAGATCGACCAGTGCATGACCTACGGCATGCCGTGGCGCCGCGATCCGAAGAAGGGGCGCGTCCGCTTCGACCAGCTGTTCGACAGTACCGGCCCGCAGTCGGTGCAGAGTTTTTCCAAGCGCATCGCCTCGGCCCTGACGCCGCCATTTCAGCGCTGGTTCGAGCTGAAGGCCGGGCCGGTGACGCCGCCCGACATGGTCGAGGCGATCAACCGCCAGCTGGCCGACGTCACGGCCATCATCCTGGCGGCGATCGACGCGTCGAACTTCCAGATCAAGTCCGAGGAGATGTACGCCGACCTGTCGACCGGAACGGGGGCGATGCTGATCCTGGAAGGCGACGACGAAAACCCGCTGATCTTCCACTCCGTGCCGCCGTGGGCGCTCGGCATCGAGGAGGGGCCTTCGGGCACGATCGAGAACGTCTACTGGTGCCGGCCCTACGAGTACGGCAAGCTGAAGCGCCACTGGCCGGAGGCGAAGTGGCCAAAGCCGGTCCTGGACAAGATCGAGGCCGCGCCGCGCGAAAAGGTCGAGATCCTGCAGGCCAGCTATTACGACAGCGCCGACCGGGTGTTCCGTTTCCATGTGATGGTGAAGGGCGAGGGCGCGGACGGCGAGCGCGTCACGGTATGGTCGCGCGAAGAGCGCACCAATCCCTGGATCGTGCCGCGCTGGTGGACGACGTCTGGCGATCCCTGGGGGCGCGGCCCGCTGATGCTGGCCCTGGCCGATATCAAGACCGCCAACAAGGTGGTCGAAATGGTGTTGAAGGCGGCGGCCTATTCGCTGGCGCCGCCGCTCATGGTGCTGCACGATGGTGTGGTCAACCCCGACACCTTGCGGCTGGCGCCCAATGCCCTGATCAAGGTGGCGCGCACCGGCGGACCCATGGGGGCGTCGCTGGCGCCGATGGATATCGGCAGCCGCGTCGACCTGGCGCAGCTGGTGCTCGAGGATCTGCGCGGCAATATCCGGGCGCCGATGCTGGCCAAGCAATTGCCGCCGGTGACCGGGGCGGTGCGGTCGCCGACCGAGATCATCGAGCGGCTGAAGGACTTCGCCTTCGAACAGGGCTCAAGCTTCGGGCGGCTGAACCACGAATATGTGCCGCCAGTGCTGATCCGGGTGATCGACATCCTGGACCGCAAGAAGATCCCGCTGATCAAGTGGGACGAACTGCGCATCGACCAGCTGGTCCTGAGGGTGCAGGTGGTGTCGCCGCTGGCGCAAAGCCAGGCCATGGAAGACGTTCAGAACGCCGTGCGCTGGGCCGAGCTGGTCAAGGGCCTGTTCGGCGAAGAGGCCTTCGCGCTGGCGATCCCGATCGAGGACGCGCCGCAGAACCTGGGCGACGCCATGGGGGTGCCGAACTATATGCGCCGCCCCAAGGCCGACCGGGATCTGCTGCAGAAGGCCGCCGGCCAGGCCGCCGCGGCGCAGGCCGCCGCGGCCTCGGCCGAGGCGGTCCCGGACGCGCCGGTCCAGACCGGCCAGCCGCTTAGACTGGTGGCGCCGCAGTAATGTTCAAGCCGAATATGGATAGCATCCGTGAATGGGTGACGTCAGGCGCCATGGCGTCAGACTTGGACGATACAACGCGCGCGCTCCTGGTCGAGCAGCATGCGCCCATGCTGCGGGCCTTCGTCCGCACATTCGGGGGATCGGACGGTGACCAGGTCCTCGATTACCTGGCGAAGGCGACCGTCCTAAAGGCTCCGGTCGACCATCGTCTAACCGGAGCGGACTATGCCGCCTATGCGCAATTACGCATGGGCCAAAACCAAATTTTCGCAATGATCGTCGAGCTGATCGAGCTCGGCAAAACCCTGGAAAGGACCCCTCATGGAGACGGGACAGGAAGCCGCAGCGGCGGCGACGGAAACGACAGCGACGCCAGCGGCCCAGACGACGGACCCGGCTGGTCAGGCTTCGACGGCGACGGAGATATCGCCATCCGCTGAAGCGGCGAAACCGGAGGCGGCCCAGGCGGTCGACGCGCCCAAGCCCGAAGGCGAGGCCGATGCGGGCCTGGTGGTGCCGGAAAAGGCCGACGGCTACAGCCTGACGTTTTCTGAAAAAGCGCAGGCCCTGGTCGGCGATCTCTCGAACGACCCCCTGGTCAAGGCGCTGCAGGAGCACGCCCACACCAACAGGTGGCCGCAAAAGGATTTTCAGCGCATGGCCGAGGTGCTGGAGTTGGCCGCCGAAAAGGGGCTGCTGGAACCGCCGGTCGATGCGAAGGCGGAGGCCGCCAAGCTCGGCAAGGACGGCGAACAGCGTCAACGCGACATGGAGACCTACTTGCAGGCCCTGCAGGCGCGCGCCGACGTCGATGCCGAGCAGTTCGCCGAGGGCATGGTGATGAGCCGCACGGCGGCCGGCATGCGATTGCTGGAGTTCTTCCGGGCCCAGATGCCGAACGGCGGCAAGATCGATCCACCGGGCGATGGCGGCGCAGGTCCGCTGGAAGCGCAGAAGGACGCCTGGCGGGCCAAGCGGACCGATCCGAAGTACGAGAACGACGCCACTTACCGCCATGAGGTCGATAAGGAATTTCAGCGCATCTGGGGTGGCTCCTAGCGTTGCCGGTTTGGTGCTGGCCGTAGCGTCGACAGGTCATTCACTCAACAGGCCCCGCCTGTGACATCGGAGACAGGTTATGACCTATCAGCTGCCTACGGCCTTCATCGAC